CTGAGCGCGACTGTTGCAAGCGGGGCAGTGCTCCGGCGGCTTGATCGGCTCCTTGCCGTGCCGCTTCTTCACGCTGACGACCTGCGGGATGATCTCACCGGCCTTCTCGATGACGACGATCCCGAAACCGTCCGCCACTTGTGTCCGCACTGCGGCGCGCTGATCTCGCAGGCGCAATACCTGGGCATCGACCTGGACACGGCCGGACGCTATCAAGCCGATGATGGCACCACGCTGGACAACAAGGGCATCTTCCGCAACCCGCAGGGCGAGATCATTCGCCCGCCGGCGTGCGTCGCTTTCCACACCTGGAGCGCCTACAGCCCGAACGTATCATGGGCCGGCATCGTGCGCGAATTCATTGCCGCCAACCGTGAAAGCGGCGAGGGCAAAAAAGAAAAGCTACAGGCCTTCGTCAACACCACTCGCGGCGATTACTGGGCCGAAGAATACGAAAAGACCGACGAGAACGAACTGCGCGCGCGCGCCGAGCCGTTCCTGCTGGAGCGCGTGCCGCGCGGCGCAGTGCTGCTGCTGGCTGGGATCGACACACAACCGAACCGGCTGGAGTGCGGCGTGTGGGGTTATGGGCGCGGCTGCGAAATGTGGACCGTCGCGCACCGCATTTTTTTCGGCAACCCGGACGAGGAGGAGGTGTGGGCGGATATGGACGAATTCCTGTTCGAGACCGAATTCATGCACGCCAGCGGATCCCGCCTGCGCATCACCGGCGCGGCGATCGACACGCGCGGCCACAACACCCACGCCGTGTACAACTGGGTAGCCAAACATAATCGCCGTAAAGTGTTCGCCATCGGCGGGCGCAGCGGGCGCGAGAAACACATCAAGGACGGTGCCAGCAAAGTAGATATCGACTGGAAGGGGCGGCTGCGCAAAAACGGCCTGGTGCTGTGGTGGGTCGGGACAAACCACGCCAAAGACCTACTGCATGGCCGCTTGCAGATTACCAAGCCGGGCCCCGGCTACGTCCACTTCAGTAAAGAACTCAGCGACGAATGGTTCCGCCAATTCACCGGCGAAGCGCGCACCACCCGCCGCACCACGCGCGGCGAAGAGTCCTCCTGGACAGCGATCAGGAAGCGCGTTGAGGCCTGGGACTGCGGCGTGTACACCATCTGGCTGGAGACATATTTCGATCTGCATAAAAAAAGCGCGAAATTCTGGGATGATCTGGAAGCCAAGGTGCAGCCGCTGATGGCAGACCTGTTCAGTCAGCCCAAAGAACTGACGCTGGACGAGCTGGTCGCCGGTGTGCCGAGCAAAATGCAGACGCCTGTACCCAGCCGCGCCGCCAAACCTGGCGCAGCGCGCAGCAGTTTCGCCACGGACGATTGGGCGCAAAGGGGATTCAAGTGAGCGGTGAAGCGTTGCTTAGATTTGTCCTCAAAGCCGTTCAACATGCGATCGGTGAAAACTCATTCAGTGACAACTGCGCCGAGCAGATCGAGCAGCAATTGCGCTGGCCGGTCGTTGAACGCTGGGCCATCATTGATCGTCAACAGGATGGAGGATGTGAAGTATATGTTGCAAAAATAGATTGCCTGGCGCGCAAGGAAGAAGTGCTGAAAGATTTTAATGGGTGCAACAGGACAGAAGTATGCGCCAAACATCGCATCAGCAAGGCGCAATTTTATCGGATGCTAAAAGGAGAATGAAAATGGCCGGCAAGTATCAGGTTAAAAAACAGTCTCATCTTCCCCCTGTAAATGAGACAGCCGCCTCGGTAAATTCGGCAAACCTGAATGCGCCCTCTCCTCAATCCTCTCCCGCAAGCGGGAGGGGAGGCGAACGAGAGAAGCATAAAACCATACAAGGGTTCGCCGATGAGCACTGCTACCGAGATGCTGGCCAAATATCTGGTCGCTGAAACCGCGTTATTGGAGGGCAAGGAAGTCAGCTTTGGCGACCGGCGCCTGCGCATGGAAGATCTGCCCGCCATCATCGCCGGGCGAAAAGAATGGGAACAGCGCGCCGTTGCCGAAGTCGCACGGGCCAACCAGGCGCCCACCATCGGCGGGCTGACGATGTCTGTGGCCAGATTCGATAATCCCGTATGAACCGCGTCGAATTGAACCCACTGGATCAACTGGTCGCCTGGCTCAGCCCGTCCGCCGGGTTGCGCCGCATCAACGCGCGGCGCGTGCTCAGCCAGTACGAAGCAGCCAAGCCGTCGCGGTTGCGCAAATTCTCCAAAGACCAGCGCTCGCCCGATCTGCAAGTGCAGCAGGGCGCGGTGGCATTGCGCACACTGGCGCGCAACCTGGAACAGAACCATGACATCGCGCGCGGCGCATTGCGCACCTTGGTCAACAACGTGGTCGGGCCCACCGGCATCGGCATCGAGCCGCAGCCGCGCAAGAAAGACGGGAGCATCCATACCGACTATGCCAAGGCGCTGCGCGATGCGTGGCGCGACTGGTGCCTGTGCCCGGAAGTGACGCAGCGCCACCACTGGGCCAAGGTGCAGCGCATGATGGCCGCGAGCTGGTTCCGCGACGGCGAAGTCTTCACGCAATCATTAACCGGGCCGGTGCCGTTCCTCGACCACGGCACGCGCGTGCCGTTCTCGCTGGAGATGTTCGAGGCGGACATGGTGCCGATGGATTATCACGATCCCGGCAAAGGCATCCAGCAGGGCGTGCAGCGCAATAGCTGGGGTAAGCCCACCGGCTTCTGGGTATGGAAGACCTTCCCAAATGGCAGCTTGACGCTCACCCGCTCCAACGATCTCAAATACATCGACTCGTCGCGCATGCTGCAACTCGCTTCGGTGGACCGCATCGGCCAGATGCGCGGCGTATCCGGATTCGCCAGCGTCATCACCCGGCTGGAAGACATCAAGGACTACGAAGAAAGCGAGCGCATCGCCGCCAAGATCGCCGCCGCGCTCACCGCCTACGTGCGCAAGGGCTCGCCGGATATGTACGACCCGGCCACCATCACCGACCGCGACGCGGAAGGCAACGCATTGCCGCGCGAACTCAGCCTGTCGCCCGGCACCATCATCGAAAATCTCGGCATGGGCGAAGAGATCGGCCTGATCGATTCGAACCGCCCTAACCCGAACGTCGTCACCTTCCGCCAGGGGCAGTTGCGCGCTATTGCCGCCGGTCTCGGCGCCAGCTATTCCAGCCTGGCGCGCGACTACAACGGCACCTACTCCGCTCAGCGTCAGGAGCTGGTCGAGCAGTGGATCCACTACGCCGTGCTCACCGACGAATTTGTCGGCCAATTTGTGCAGCCGGTGTGGCAGCAATTCGTGCTGGCCGCGCACCTTTCCGGTCAGGTGACCATGCCCAGGGACCTGGAGCAATACAGCGAGGACGATTGCCTGTACGTCGGGCAATCCATGCCGTGGATCGACCCGCTCAAAGAAGCCAACGCCTGGCATCAATTGGTGCAGGATGGCTTCGCGTCCGAAGTCGAAGTCATCCGTAAACGCGGTGGGAATCCGCGCGATGTCATCGAACAGATCGCCGCATTTCGCAGCGAAGCCAAAGCGAAAGAGCTGGTGTTCGGTTCCGACCTGGCCAACGAACAGGCGCCGCCCGCCGCGCCCTTGCCGGTGGATACGTCTGCACAAGATGCTGTCGAATGAACACCTACATCATCCCTAAAGCAGGCCGCACCTACCGGCAATACGTGGACTACTGCATATCTCTGCGCGCCTCGCCCTTGCCCGTCAATGAATCAACAACCATTTAATAAAGGAGAATCAAAATGCAAATAAAAGTATTCCACGACCCAATATCACCTTCTGGCGAGGTGCTCGCACGGGAGGCCGTGCTTAACTCGGACGATGCCTTGATGGTGATTGCATTCTTCGAGCTGAAGCAAAAGCAGGGAACTTTACCGCAGGGCGCAATCTCTGCCGCGATGATCTTTGACGAGCTTATCAGGCGCAAGATCATCTCCAGTCTCAAGCCGCGCGCGAAGGTGCAGCTTAGCAAGCTGGTTGCGCAGGACGAGGAGCAGAAGTTCACAGAGAACTTCCTGACTGGCGGAGAAGCCGAAGGCTGGCTGGTACGCAAGGGCGTGAAGATAACAATTCACGGTCTTGACGGCGATGTTGTGTTTGCTATCAAACAGGAACCAGGCCGGTATTGCCGACACTGTGGCGAAAAGTTGGTGGACGACGGTGACGGCAAGGCTGCTCGCAAGCATGTGACCGAGAAGCACGTGGGGAAGACATCCCCCGATGCGGAAAATCCTTCTGGCTACGTTATGCAGAACTACTACAACTGTGCGCTGGAGGTGAATCATGGCTGATCTCGTATTCAACATTGCCAAGGGACGTGTGGCGGAACTCTACAATCGCGTGGACTTGAGCGACCCGACTAACGCCGTGCTGGTAGTTACAGCGTGGGTAATTTCGGCTACGGACGCGGCCTGTATTGACGCTGACGACCACGCCGCGCTTGAAACCATTGCCAACGTCGCCGAAGCCACCAACAGCGGCTATGCGCGCAAGGTGCTGACCGATGCCGACATCGTGGCTTTCGCGCCGGACGACACCAACGACCGCGTTGACCTGGATATTCCAGACCAGACCTGGACTGCGGTATCTGCGGGGAGCAACTGGACCGACCTGACCATCAGCTATGACAGCGATTCTACTGCTGGCACGGACGCGAATATTGTTCCCTGCACGCAGCACGATTTCGTTGTTACCCCGAACGGCGGCGATATAACCGCACAGATCGCGGCAGCAGGCTTCTTCCGCGCAAGCTAAGGTTCGGTGACTAACGCGGGGGGGAACTCTTAATGGATATGTCGCTAAGAGCGGCTCTTGCTGGGCTGAATGGTTTACCTGGGGCTGCGGGTGCTCCAGGTGCTACTGGAGCCACAGGAGCTACCGGAGCGGATGGCGCTGTTGGCCCTGTTGGCCCGCCAGGCCCGCCAGGAGAGGGCAGTGGTAGTGGCTCAACTACATTCTCAATCAACGTATCAGCTTACGGCGCAGTTGGTGATGGCAAATGGTTTTTTGATTGCTCCGTTACCAGTGGCAGCGATATTGCCACCGCTCCGTCAGGCACCTTTGCTGTCGGCGATGTTGGCAAGATATTAAACGTCGCTTATCACAGCACCGCACCCGGCGGGTTGAGTAAAGATGCCTCGTTCAACACGACCATTGTAGCGTTCGTTGATAGTGCTCACGTGCAGATGGCTATATCGTCAACGATTAGTGATACTACTGCGCAGTTCGTATTTGGCACTGACGATGGGGCAGCTATTATTGCGGCGGTTGCTGCAATGAACGCATCTCCAGGTATTACGCGCGTTGATTTTGATAATAGAATTTATCTCTCCACTCTGACAATCAGTCTGACCACATCCTACAAAGGGCTGGCGGGTGCGGATATTGGGGTAGGTAGCCTGTGGGGATATTATCCATACTATTACGCACCTAGCGTCATTGCGGACAACCACGCCACAGGAACGATGCTGGTGTATGTTGGTGCGCCGCAGTCGATTCGGTTCATCTCTGTAATCGGAAATACTACGCAGGACATCTGGGGTGCCTTTCTACATAACCTATGCGTTGATGGACGATTCAGAGCAGGTTCGGTAATTTACGAGGCCGCGACAGTTACCTGCGATTATAAAAATATAGTCGTGCAGGCTAAAGATGTCAGCGACATCAGATTTGCCTGGCATTGTGAATCACTGACCCCTAATTCAGCTGATTACCCTAATCCTGGTTTCTCGCGAATCAACTGCGTTTATGCCAATAGGTATACCCGTTGCAGAGTGGTTGGCACGTGGTTGCTAAGTGGCGCAAGCGCAAGCTACGGAGGGACTAATACATGCTTCTGCACCTTTTATAGCTGCTCTTGGTCAAATTTGGAAATTTGGGCGGCAGACGACAATCAATTCTTTGGCTGTTTTTCTATTGGCGGTAGCGTTACCTTTGACAGCGCCAAGAAAGGTGCAGCAGGGAAGCCAGTAGAGACGTGTACATTCTATGGCTTACTGGTACAAGGGACAGCAGGCGGGGCAGGTATTGTTGCCAATGGTAGCAAAGTTATCGGGTGCAGGATTTATGGGTTGAGTGGAACAGACAATCCAATCAACGTATCTGTTACCAGCGGTGCCGACTTGTTCTACGATTATCTTGGGTCAGCCCTTGGCGGGGCAATACCTCATGACCGAGTTCCCGCGTTGAAAGTGGTAGGCGATTATTTCATGCTTACCGAAACCGCAGACGGGATATTAAGCACTGCCGCGCTTGGCGCTTATGCAGGGAAGATCAAAATCTCCGTTGGCGGCGTGACCAAGTGGATACCGTATTATGACAACTAGATTTTATCTGCCGGTTGCTGGCTCAGCGCCTTCCGCACCTACCGTTAGCACGGGGTGGGCGTATAGCGCCCCTGCATTCGCACGTTATCCAAGCGCATTTACTAAAACTGGATCAGGCGGCGTCGCTCTTGTTAATCAGGTCTGGCAGGGTACCACTGATGACATCGGCTACCAGTGCCTGCGCCAGTGGGTGTCACCGCCACTGGATGTTAACCAGACCATATCGGGCACAGTAGCGGCTGCGATTATAGTCAGAGAAAGTTCCACGCTCGCCGATGCGTATCTTGCGGTTGGTGTACGTGTCATGGTAGGCGACACAGACACGGTTAGAGGTGTCTTACGTATTCCGCTAGTTGCTGACATCGAGGCAACTACCACTGGGGCAACGCGCATCGTCAATAACGTTGCTCATACCACAGTTAACGCGCTGGCCGGTGACAGAGTTGTAATTGAGCTAGGGCACCGATTCGTAACGCCGGCGGCAGGCGCTAGTGCTGATTTAGCGATAGACAATCAGGACTATACCGATCTACCGTTAACATCAGGGGGTGGTTCTGGCACCGAGTGCCCGTGGGTTGAGCTTTCAACCACCATTACTTTTAACGATGGTGCGCCGCCGCTAGGACAAGCAACAGAAACCGACACCGCGCAAGTCATCACCCTAAGCGAAAACGCTATCCGCGATGTCGCGCAAGCCAGTGAAGCAGACACCGCGCAAGTTATCACCACGGTTCTCGGCGCGCTAACTATCGCAGTCGGGCAAACAACCGAAACAGACCTTGCGCGCCCGATTGCAGCGTTGCAGGGCGTCACCCTTGTTATCGGGCAGGTTGCAGAATCAGACTTGGCGCAGTCCATTGCCGTGTATAGCGCCACGACCATCGCGATTGGTCAGGTCACAGAGTTGGATGTTGCGCAGGTTATCCTGGAAGCGTACTCCAATCAGCCGCTCGGCGTAGGGCAAGTGACCGAGACAGATGCCGCACAAACAATCTCATCGCCCACTCCGATCACAATTGCGCTGGCGCAAGCGTCCGAGATAGATTTGTCGCTGGCAGTCACGCTCTACGCAACAAGGACAATCTCGCTGGGGCAGGTAAGCGAGACGGATATTGCCAGAGCGATTACCGTGGTATTCGGAGTCACGGAAACGTGGTCGATCAATCTCGAACATCCTACTACCGGACTGGCGCTGACCGGATTGGGAAATAACGTGGTCAAGTTCGAGGCGTATCAGGAAAGCACGGTGGAGTGGTTCAACCCAGCAACCGGCGCACTGCAAGCAGCACAGCCAACACCGCTGGCGCTACTGGAAGATATCAGCGGGAGACATAACGGCAGATACGCTGCCGCAACGACCATCGGCGCTTTCAACACCTGGATGGTGCTGCATATCTATTGGGATTACGATGCAGAGGATGGGCGCGGCTCGATACGGCGGCACGTTTGGTCGCGGGCTTATTACAACGCAGGAGTTGAGTTGCTGTCCGGGCTTACGGCGGGGCAGGCTGCTAGCCAAGCTGCAATAGAACTGGCAACAGATACCATTGAAGCAACCGTGGAGGCGTTGCCGAGTGCGCCGCAGAACGCCCAGGCCGTGCGCACCGAACTCACCACTGAACTCGCCCGCCTGATGGACATGGC